AGCAGGTAATATAGTGGCAAAGGCAATTAAAAGGCATGAAAAGAGAATGCAGAAATATGGTAAATTGGGATATTAAATGTTAGTAGGAAAAGCAATATATAGTTTATTAAGTGATGATACAGCTGTTGATGCGATAATTTCAGATAGAATTTATCCAAATGTTGCTAAGCAATCAAGTGCATTCCCTTTTGTTGTTTATACAGTTACAGGAGATAATCCAACAGATACAAAGGATGGAGTAAGCCCATTGGATGAGAATGCCGTTCTTATTTTATGTTATAGTCAAACATATAGCGAGGCCTCAGATCTAGCAGATAAGGTTAGAGCTGCATTAGATAGAAAAGATGGAACTTATGAAGGAGTTAATATACAAGGAATACAATATTTAAGTTATAGTGATGATTTTGATGTGAATGATGATAATGATGGCGTTTATGTTAAATCATTAAATTTTAGAATTAGATTAATAAACTCATGAAAAAACAAAGACACGAATTAATAAAAGATTGGAATAGTAAAAGACATGGCAAGATTATGACAAAAGGTATGTTTATGATAATTACTAGAGAATCTGAATTGGAAGAATTAATAGAGGGAGAACATATTGTTGCTCCAAAGAAAAAAATAAAAAAACCTAAAAAAATAAAAGATAATGGCAGCATTGACATTACAACAGATAACTGAAGCAGGAAGTAGTGTAACTTATTCAGCTGCAAGTTCTGGAGATGGTGATACTGCTGATAATAGTGGAAGCACCTTTTTGCATATTAAAAATGGAAGTGCAGAAACCTCTACAATAGCAACTATAACTGCTCAAACTACAAGTGTAGAAAATAGCATTTATGGAGATTTAACAAAAGCAAACGCCACCGTTACTATTGCAGCAGGGGCGGAAGCATTTATAGGACCATTTAAACCAGCAGCATTTAATTTGTCTGGTGATATTGTGATAACCTATACATCAGTAGATACCGTAACAATTGCGGCATTATATATATAAAACAAAAATTAATTAATTAAAAAATAGAAAAATGGCAAATTTAACAACAGCATTAAACGGAACGGATATAAAAATTATGGATTCTTCTAATAATACTTTAGTTGCTTATGCTCAGAGTGGCACATTAAATGTTAATATGAGTACAAGAGATATAAGTAATAAAGAAAGCTCTGGATGGACTGAGAGTATGGAGGGAGCAAGAAATTGGGATGTAAGCGTGGATGGTGCTTATGCATGGGTGGACACAAGTGATACGGAATTAACAAATAGTGCAGATGATATGCTAAATACTTATATAGGGTTAGGATCAAATACAAGATCCTCAGTAGTTATAAGATTTGGAACTGATAGTACAAGCACTGGAGATACTTTTTATGAAGGAACTGCATGGCTAACAGCTTTTAGTGTTTCAGCACCTACGGAAGATACCGCTACTTATTCTCTTAGTTTCACAGGAACTGGAGCATTGACGGTAACTGTAGCATAAATAACCTAATACTCAATACCCCATTCGCATCCTTTTTTCAGGTGGGTTGCGTTTGGGTGAGAGTATTTTTTAAAACTTGAAAAAATGGAAAATTATACTTTTGTAGAATTAGGAGGAAAAAAATATCCACTCAAATTTGGCTTTAACGCTCTTAGAAAATATTCAATGCAAACAGGAACAACATTAGCAGATTTAAACAATATAGGAGAAAATATGAGTTTAAATGATGCCTTAATTTTGATTCATTGTGGTATTGAAGATGGACATAGGGCAGCTAAACAAAAATGCGTACTATCATTAGATGAATTAGCTGATAGTATGGATGGCGATATGGAAGGCATTGCAAGATGCATGGAAGTATTAGCTGAAATGATGGGGGGGAGTACTGAAAAAAAGCAAAAGCCTAAGAAAGCAAAAAGCTGACTTGGGATAAAATTGAGGGCATTGCTTTTGGGCAAATGGGAATGAGTGTTGAGGACTTTTATGATATGATTCCAAGACACTTTTTTAATAAAATGGATGGATTCTTTCAATTAGAGCAATTAAGAGATAGAAGTGCATGGGAGAGGTGTAGGTGGCAAACTTGTTATTTATTAAACATCCAAATGCCAAGAGGCAAACAATTAAAATTAAAAGATTTGATTCATTTTGCTTGGGAAAAGGATGATAAAAAAGCTAAAATAAATTATAAAAAATTGAAGGCGAGAGCTGAATATATAAAGAAAATGGAAGAACATGGCAAGTAAAAGTATAGGTTATTTAAACATAGTTTTTGGAGCTGACCTTAGAGGTTTCGAGAGAGCAATGAAAAAAGCTCAAAAAGGATTAAAGAAGTTTGGCTCAAAAATGAAAAAGATTGGTGGCAATTTATCAAGGAATTTAACCATGCCACTACTTGCAGTTGGAGGAGCATCAGCAAAAATGGCGTTGGATTTTCAAAAATCCATGACCAAAATAAATACTTTAGTAGGCGTATCAGCAGGGGAAGTTGAGAAATTAAAAAAGAGTGTTTTAGCATTATCTGGAAAAACAGCAACTGCTCCAAATGAATTAGCAGAAGGACTTTATTTCTTAACATCAGCTGGGCTAAATAGCAAAGATGCTATGGAAGCCCTTGAACAAGTATCAAAAGGAGTTGCAAGTGGATTAGGTGAATCCGCTGATTTATCAAATGTTGCAGCGGCAGCCCAAAATGCTTACGGAAAAGAAACAATGTCGGCATCTAAAGCATTGGATATTTTTGGAGGTATGGTGAAAACTGGGATGTTTAATGCTTCTGAATTAGCATCTGTTCTTGGAACTCAACTTGGGTTATCAGCAAGTTTAGGAATTAGTTTTGAAGAAGTAGGAGCAATGATTTCTACTTATACTAAAACAACAGGTGATGCCAATGCAGCTACAACAGGGCTATCAGGGGTGATGATGTCATTCGCTAAAATTACTCCAAAACAAGAAGCCGCATTAAAGGCAGTAGGATTAAGTGCAAAATCTTTAAGAGATATGCTATCCAAACAAGGGTTGCAAGGTACTCTTTTGGAAATGCAAAAAAGGTTTAAGGCAAATGGAATTGAGTTATCTGAATTTTTTAGTAAAAGCCAATCTTTAAAAGCAGTTCTTGGTGTTTTAGGAAATCAAACAGGGACATATAAAGACATTCTTTTAGAATTGGAAGAATCAGTTGGATTTGTTAATAATGCTTTTGATGAAACATCCAAAACATCTGCCTTTAAGATGGAAAAGGCAATGAATGATTTAAGAGTGGCTGGAACAATGTTAGGACAAGAGCTATTTCCGATTGTTGATGCACTTTCCAAAAAAATTAGTGCATTAGCTACAGGGTTTTCAGAATTAGATGATAAGGGCAAAAAGAGTGTTATAATGTGGGCAGGAATAGCTGCTGCAATTGGACCTGTTTTAATGATGATAGGTCAAATTAGTATCGGGATCGGTGCATTAATACCCATTGTAATTAGTGTAACAACAGCGATTAGATTAATGACAGTAGCAATGGCAAGCAATCCGATTGGACTTTTTGCAGTTGCTTTGGGGGGATTAACAGCAGCATTTTTTTTACACAAAAAAGAAGTAAAAGAAACAAAAGAGGAATATACAAATTTATCCAAAGCAAAAAAGGGATTTTTAGGTGATATTGAAAATGAAACAGCAGAATCCAATCGGCTGTTCACAATAGCAAAAAATTTGAATGTAGAGGGCGAATTAAGAAAAAAAGTAATTGATCAAATTAATACTGCTTATGGACAATATTTGCCTAATCTTTTAACAGAAAAATCAACTTTAAAAGATGTTGAAGCGGCTTACAAATTAGTAAATAGTGCATTAATCAATAAAATTGCATTACAGAATCAGGAAAAAGAAATAAGCAGGGAAGCAAAAAAATATTACAATCAGCAAGTTGATGCAGTTAAGGATTTAGGAAAAGCGTTTAATTTAACAGAAGCGGAGGCATCAGTTTTAATGAAGTCAATGTTAAAAGATGGTGGGAGTTGGGCTCAATATACCGAGGAATTTCAAACAATGCATGATGAATTACGAAAAACAGATGAGGGAACTGCAATGGCTGCACGAACTGCGGTGACACAATATACAAGAGCAAACAATGATTTAGGGAAAAGAATTGATTGGATAAAAGGAAAATATGCTGCATACATAACAGAAATAGTTGGAGTAAATAATGAATTAAATAAAACTCCAGGTGGTGGTACAGAAGAAGCTATGCCAACAGAAGCTATGCCAACAGAAGCTATGCCAACATTAGGATTACAATTAATACCGGTATTATCTGACTTTAAACCTTATGGAGATTTGACACGAAATGAATTTGAAAGAATCTCAAATGATATTGAAGCACAATGGGAAGAATCCTCTATGACAATGGAGGAACAAACAGCTCATACTATGGGTGTTATGATTGAGAAATTTATGGAATTTGGGAATAAGGTAAAGCAAGTTATGTCAGGAATAGGAGATGTGATAAGTGCTACCAACGAAAAGGAACAAGCTCAATTTGATATATGGAGGGAAAGTCAAGAAGAAAAAACTGATATTTTGGATGAGGAAATGGAGAAAGAACTTGAAAGAGTTGAAGTGTCTAATATGAGTGATGAGGAAAAGGCAGCTCAAAAAATAGCTATTGAGGAAAGATATGCAGAAAAAAAGGGAGAGATTGATGCTATGATAGATAAAAAGGAAAAAGCTATGAAGCGAAAACAAGCTATAAGGGATAAAGCAATGGCAATAGTATCTGCTATTATAAGTACAGCTGAAGCCGTTGCAGCCAATCTTAAATTTCCTCCATTAGCGGCTTTAATTGGGGCGTTGGGAGCAATTCAAATAGCAACAATAGCATCTACTCCAATTCCTTTTGCTCAAGGTGGGTTAGTGAGTGGTCCTACATTAGGACTTATAGGAGAGGGTAGTGGCACCAGTGCTTTTAATCCTGAAGTTGTATCTCCTTTGGATAAATTAATGGGGATGATGGGAGGTGGCTCTGTTGATGTGCATGGTAGAATAAAAGGAGAAAATATAGTTTTGGTTTCAGACAAAGCAGAAATATCAAGAGAAAGATTCATATAAATGGCAATAACTCATAAGGATAGATTCAATGGTTCATGCATCTCTAATAATGGGAGAATTTATTTATTTAAGATCTACGACAAAAATTGGTCAGGAGCTACCAACGAAATATCAGCTGGAAGTGGCGGTATAAAAATCAAATATGATACAAGTGGGCAGGAAAAATTTAGCCCTATAATAGCTTCAAAATGTACTATTTCCCTAGTTATTGATAAAACTATTAGTGGACAATGGCTGGAACAATTCATAACAAGTTTAAGAGAAACCTATGAGGAGGGAGATGTAACCCTTGTTATTTGGAATAATAGTAATATTTCAAACGAACCTTTATGGAGCGGAAATGTTACAATAGATTTAAGTGCTAAGGAAGATGTATCAAAACCTTATGAGATAGAATTAACCGCAACTGATGGAATTGGGCTTTTGAAAAACTACGATATGGTAGCAACTCAAGGCACCAATCCTTATAGTGAATCTGATACTTATATTAGTGATGGTTATCAAACTTTTATTTATTGGATAAAAACAATTTTGGAATATTGCAATACCCCTGATTCAGCTTCTACTGATGGGGATGTTGGAGATTATACATTCTCAACTGCTATTGATTGGTGGTATGAAGATCACCCATCTCCTGATGTAAACACTTGTCCGTTAGATTATACTCAAGCTCAGATGTTGGGTTCTTATGAAGTAACAGCTGAAGGATTATATAAGGTTAAAAATGTATATGAAGTATTGGAATCTATTTGCAAAATGTGGGGTATGCGAGTAGTTTTCTGGAAGAATAGATTTTGGTTTACTCAAGTTGGATTATATAATACAGCAGATATAGGAACTTTAGCAACTCCTGATAATGTGGATAGTCAGATTTGGACAAAGGCAGGAGTTTTTTCAAGCAGTCAAGAATATTTAGGAGATACATGGTTTTCATTATATAGTCAAGATATTGAAACAAATGCTGGAGGATTTAAAGGTGGATTGCAAAAATTAGAGGGAAGCAAATGGGATTACTATCCTAAATTAAAAGAGGTAAGTGTTGATTTTGAATCAATTTCAAATAATAATTATTTTATAAATTTTCCTTTAGTTTCAAGTGGTGGATTTTCTGCAAATAGTATAGATAATATTACATCTAGCTCATTAGGAACTATAACTGGAGCGAGTGGTTTTGGGGGTTTTAATATAAGGATTGATTTGCAATATGATCAAGGAGTAGGAGTTGTTACTTGTGCAAGAAATTGGAGTATTCGAGCAAAGCCAACAGCTGATTCAGATTTTGCAAATGGGTATTTTTTACGCCCTGACACAAGCAGCACTCATGCATCTGGACTTATATGGGATAATTATCCAGGCATAGCAACTAATATTTTCCGAAATACATTTTATTATGATTCTAATACTGCAACATGGATAGATAATATAAGAAATTCGCTAATATTTAATCCCACTGCATTACCCTCTTATACTTGGCAGGGTACAATATATGCAGGAATTATTCCTACCGATTCTAATTTTACAGGGGATTGGGATTTTGAGATATTTACCTTAGGAGCGTGGATTGATAATAATGGAGATAAATGGTATGGACATCATTCTTCTTCAACTAACGCCATTTATCCAGCTTACAACTTATTATACCCTCCAGCAGGGAATACTGCTCGAGATTATTATGATGTTTATGATACGAATGGAAATCCTGTATCTCAATTTAATCCTGTTCTAGGTAGTGTAATTGGAGGAATAAATCAAACAACAACAGTTTATTCTTCAAGAAGTGAAACACAAAAACAAGAAGTTAAAGATATCTGGTGGGGAGATACTCCAACTTATGGAGAACCAAATTCATTAATTTATGATAATGGAGCTGGCACTACTGGATATACACAACCTACTGGACTTTGGAGAAATGGTCGAACTGCAACATTTAACAAAACATTAAGTGAATTATTATGCGAGGCAAGATTATTTAATCAACAGCAATCAGATTACAAATGGAGCTTAGTTACAGCTGTAAGTGAGGAAAATAGATCTAAAGATGATGGAACAGCGGTGCGACCAGTTTACATTAATCCAGTTGGAAGAATACAAGATACAGTTGAGGAGGTTTTTTATTATATGCTCAGAGGTTCGTTCAATATTTTATGGGATGAATGGCAAGCTGAATGGTTGGAAGTTTCTCTTGATAATAGTATATCCACCACCACATCAACAACAGGAACAGGGGGTGTCGATCCAGATGATAATGTTGCTAGTGCGAGATTGGCAGGTTCATCATCTCCTCAAAGAGCAAATGAATTATTTTTAACATCTTTAAGAACATCTTTAGCAAGTGGAACAATAACATCTATTCCAATAAATGCGCTTGCCTTAGATGATGCCTATGGTGGTGTGATTGATATCATAAAAAGTGGAGATAAATTTATTCTTGAAAGTCCAAAAGGGGGGTATGTTGAGGAATTTGAGGCAAGTGCTGATGTAGGAGATACTGATACAACTATAAGTGTAGTATCAAAAGCTATTGCACAGGATTTTGATATAAATTCAAGTATCATTATTAATAACAGGGATTTATATAAACAATATCAACATAAAACAAGGGGAACAGTTGCAGGATTTACAGTAGATTCAGATGGTATTACAAAAGGTGGTATTGAAATAACTGATTGGTTGGATTCAGATACAATGGAAGGAGCTTCCGCTACCTCGCTTCCCACTTCTGAAAGTGTTAAAGCGTATGTAGATAGTCAAGTAGGAGCAAGTGATACATTAAGTGAGGTTTTGGCTAATGGAAATACTACTGGTGGAACCAATATTGATGTTTCGCCAAGTGATGTTATTGATTTTTTTACTGGGGCAGATTTAAACTATGGGAGAATTTATGCTAATTCAGAGGGGCTTAACTTTGATACTGTTGCTAATAGGCATACCAGATTTTTTAAAGCTGGCACCGAAACAATGAGGATTGATACTGCTGGCAATGTCGGTATCGGAACGACTTCTCCAGCATCAAAGCTGGATGTCTATGATAGCTCATCAATTTATGCTGCAACAATTACAAACCACAACAATGGTGGGAAAGGTTTGTTAATTGAGGCAGGAAATGGTGGCGCTGGAACAAATCCCATTTTGCTTTTAGCAGATAAAAATACAAATGCGAAATTCACAGTTATTGAAAACGGCAATGTAGGTATTGGAACGACTTCTCCAGGTGAAAAATTAGAAGTTAATGGTATTATAAAAGCAGTTCACACGGATTCTACTTATGCAAAACTTCGAGGTAACGGAGTATTTTTCAACAGAAGTGATATTTATATAGCTCCAGAAACTGATAATTATGCAACAGCTAATATAGGTTATAATGGTGCTAAGTGGGGAAATGTAGAAATTAACGCTGCTATAATTAAATTTGAAAATGATGCAGATGAATTTATGCGCATCACATCAGATGGAAATATCGGAATAGGGACGACTGCTCCAGATAAAATGCTTGAAGTATTCAATGGAGATATAAAAATAGGAGATAGTTCAAATAGTGCCAGAAGATTATTTTTTGAAAGAAATACATTGGATATTGGCAGCTTAGGAACAAATAATACAAGATTAACATTAAAAGCATTAGATAGTAATGATATTTCTATTGAGGATGATTCAGGTAATGGGATTTTTATAGAAGATGGCGGCAATGTCGGCATAGGCACCACGGCCCCTAGTGAATTACTTCATGTGGAGGGTGCCGCTGCTCAAGTGCTTATAGGTAATGATACCAATAATCACAAACTAGAATTAAAAGGTAGCACTGGTTATGGTGCTAAAATAAAATATACTAGAAATACAAGTTCTTATGCATTTTACACAGGCATGATGACTAATGTAAGTACATATTCTATAGCAGATAGTAGTA